TCGAAAACGCTTGCCATATGGACTATTTAGTCTTCTTGCCAAACAATTGTTGCTCGGTCAGTACTTGAAATTTCCATTGACGGTCTGCGCAGAACTCCTCTGCTGCTTTCCATTTGGCTTGATTGATACCCCATGTCTTGACTTCGTTCACATATTTTTTAGTGATACGGGATTTCTTTTCTGGAGGTTTTGACTGTGCTGCTGGTTTGACTTCAAATACAACCACATCTCCGTTCTTCGTCTTAACGATAAAATCAGGAAAGTATCGGTGCCTCTTACCATCTATTGGCGAGACATAAGGAATAGTAAACTCTTCGCTTGCCCACCAGACCACATCTGGATTGCGATCGAAATATGCCATGCAATTCAATTCCCATGAACTACGATAGATGATGTTCTTAGGATCACCTCTATACTTCTCAGGAAACTTTGGTTGAAATCTTCCTTGGTAATACTTCATTGCACTCGTATAAATAGACTAAAACAATTCTATATAGGGAATTCCTATGGCATTTAATCTCGGTGGTCTTAAAAGCACATTTGGCGGAGCAGGTAATGGGCTGAATGTCGGTGGCTTACTAGATGGTAAGTTCTCTGTCGGCGGCACTTTCAATAGCCTCAATCAAAAAGATAAGATTGCTCAGCGTCCAAATAGCGAACTGAAGGAACTGTATGCATCGACAACTGCCGAGACATTGCAATATCCAAGCGACTTGGATAACATTCACTACATGTTATTTAATATCAGATCTAGATTCTCTCAGAATACAGATCTGAATAATGCGTTGACCAAATCCAAAGTTTTACAAACTATCGTACTGCCAATCCCTGTCAACCTTCGTGACGATCGTACTGTAAATTACAACAATACAAATCTTGGTGCATTGGGTGGGCTTGGTGCAGGACAGATTTCTGCAGAACAATTGTACACAGATATTTCTAATGCTACCAAAAAATTTGGTGGTCAAGCTCTTAAGAGAGCAATGGGAAATGCTGGTGGATTAATTGATAGTATTGCTGAAGAAGCAGTAAAAGATCCATTGCAAGCAATAACAAACCTCGCTATCGGTGCTGGAACTATTGGAGCATTGAGTAAGATGGGACTTGGTCAGCTTACTGGTGCTGCAGCTGCAGTTAAATATGGGCAGGGATTGTTCTATTCTGAAGGTGCTGCACTAAATCCAAGAATGGCAACATTGTTCGAAAATGTTTCGTTTCGTGAGTTTGGGTTTGCGTATAAGTTAATTGCAAGAAACCCAAATGAATCTGAACAAATTAAGCAGATTGTTCGTGCGTTTCAAACGAATATGCTCCCATCTTACTTCGGTGTATCTAATAGTGGTTTCACCTATCCAAATGAATTTGAGATCCAATTCTCTCAACCGCTACAAGATCAATTGTTCAGATTTAAGCCATGTGTTCTTAAGAATGTTTCTGTCTCATATAACGGCGACACTGGTCCTGCGTTTTTTGAAGGAACAAATGCTCCTTTGGTTGTTGACATCAGCATGCAGTTTCAAGAAACACAAATTCTTACGAAAGAAAATATCGAAGCGGATGTTAATACTGGCACACCAGAGCCAGAGAAACCATATACGCCAACAAACTACATTCCACCTGGATATGAAGGGTTCACATCTAAAGGCGAGTTCGGTTAATGTCTAAGTATTTCCAATTCTTTCCTCTGACGCCACACGATCTGACCAATAAAGGTCAGCAGGTTTTTCTCACCAACATTCTTCGTAGGTTTAAAGTTGAAAGTTCGGTGAAAAACAATCTTGGTGTGTTCCACGAATACAGCATTCAGGCTGGAGACAGACCAGATACAATCGCTGCCAAGTATTATGGCGACAGCGGTTACGCTTGGGTTGTTTTGATGTTTAATGAAATTCATGATCCAATCTTTGGTTGGCCATTGTTCAACCAAGAATTTAATGATTTCATCATAGGCAAATATGGTAGCATTGCTGCAGCGCAAGCGCAGGTTGACCATTACAGAAAAATTCTTTCAGAAAAGATTGTTAAGTTTGATGGCACAATCATTCCACAAAGATATGTTCGTGTTGATCAGACGACATATAATAGTCTTGGTGAGAGTGAAAGAGAAGCACCTTCTTGCTTTGATGTTGAGTTGGAACTTAATGAAGAAAAACGCCATATCAAAATCCTTGATAAAAGATATCTACCACAAGTTAGAGATGAAGTGAAGAATATTCTTAGGAATGGTATTTAATGAAGGCAAAGTTTGAAAAGCTGCTCCTGATTCCAACGGCAGGACAACCATTTGACATCACCGATCTGGTGGTGGAAGTGAATGTGTTTCAGGATCTTTTCAGCCATTACATGACTTGCGAAATTGTAATGAAAGACTCTATCTCTATCAGTCGTGGCATCCCATCGAATGAAGAAGATAACCTTAACGGTGGTCTAACTGGTGGTGAATTGTTGCTCATGCAATACTACTCGGAAAATAATCCGATTATTGTAAATTGTTTCTCTATGTACGAGAGAAAAGCAAGAACAAAAGAAAGCGATTCAACAGAAGTTTATATTCTTTCTGGCATCAGTCTTGAAGCATTTGAATCATTCACCAGAAAAATCTCTAGAGCATATGGTGGATCACAAGGAAATGAAATCTCAAAGATGGTGGATAGTGTCACCAGAGAATATTTGTATACCAGAACAGTAAGAGATGTCTATTCTAGCATTCTAAAAGACTTCAAAACACTGATCGAAAAGACAATTGTTGTAGAAGAAACATCGGGAAAGCATCGTTTCATCATTCCTAATCTTTCTGTAGATGACACGCTTGAATTTTTCTCAAACGAAGCAGACTCAAAGGATCACATTCCTCAGTATCTGTTCTATGAGAACTATTATGGATTCAACTTCTGGAATCTAAGCACTCTGGTTGAAAGCACTCCTGTTATGGAGTATTACTACACTGAGTTTAATACCAATGAAGCTGATCGTGACCAAAGAAAGATCATCTCATATAATGTTAAGAAAGAAAACAATATTCTTGAGAGTGCAAAAGCAGGATTGTTTGCATCTAAAACAATCAGACTTGATGTTCTTAAAAAGACCAAGTCTGTAAAGGTCTTTGATTATCAAAAATCATTTGATAAGTTTAAGAAGCTGCAACCATACAAACAAAAAGGTAGCGCAAACCCTGATGTAAATGTCACATTAATGACTACACGACAGGGACATGACTGCAGCTGCCAAATATTTAAAGACGAGAATCATCTTCCAAAAAGAATTGATGGGATTATTGGTTCCAGAAGATCGTACACCGAACACATCATGCATAATATCTTGTCTGTTGTTGTTCCTGGAACAACCGCATTAAATGTTGGTGATACGGTTCTGCTAAAATTCCCTATCAAAGATGGGCTGTTTGATTCAAAAGACACTAAGCTCGACAAAGAATTGTCGGGGAAATATATAATTACAAAGCTCAGAAATAAATTTACTAATGTTGGTGCAGAAAGTAGATTCGTTACTGTATTCGAATGCGTGAAAGATACACAGATTCAGGAGAGTTAACATGGCTGAATTTTTAGATGAAGTGGTGAATTTTTTCAAACCATTTAAAGCAAAAGAAATTAAAGAAGGTGTGTTTCTGCAAGAAATTGTTGAGCCAGAAAACAAGATTCCAGTGACAGCAAACACAGAGAATAAGACGAGCGAATAATGCGCAACTTCATGGGTAAAGACTTCGTCTGGTTTGTCGGAGTCGTAGAGGATAGAAACGATCCAGTACAAATGGGTCGTGTTCGTGTGCGTGCATTTGGTTTCCACTCTGAAGATAAAGGTCAAATTCCAACAGATATGCTCCCGTGGGCAGTTCCTATCAATGGAATTCAATCTGCTTCTGTATCTGGTATTGGACACTCGCCAACTGGTATTGTAGAAGGAAGCTGGGTTGTTGGGTTCTTCATGGACGGCGAGCGTGCGCAAGAGCCAGTTATCTTTGGAACAATTCCAGGTGTTCCAGTTGACGAACCAGATCCATTTACTGGGTTTAATGATCCGTTTGGTGTGTTCCCAAGAGTTCCAGGTATTCCTGACACAAACATTGCAGCAAGAGCAGCAACTTGTGAAGAACACCCAGCAAGAATTGCTAAGAACGCAGGTCGTGTGAATGATGACGGCGAGGCAATTCAATATCCAACTGCTCGCCCTCCAAAGATTACATCGGTTGCTCCTGATCGTGCATCGTCATACTACACACTGTACACATGGCAAGAGAAACCAGCAGCGGATAATTCGCTTTCTTTGTATCCACACAATCATGTATATGAGACAGAAAACGGACATCTCATTGAGATTGATGATACTGAAGGTTCTGAAAGATACCATCGCTATCATCCTTCTGGCACATATGAAGAGGTTGTTGTTGATGGAACGAAAACAGTAAAGGTTATTGGTGACAATTACGAGTTGTTGCTGCGTGACAATAATGTGTACATCAGCGGCGACTATAATGTAACTGTTGAAGGTGACAAACGAGAATTAATCAAAGGCAACTATCATTTAGAAGTTGAAGGTGATGTGTCGTTTGATTGTAAGAAGTCTTGGCAACGAAAAGTCAATTTCAATCTTGAAACGGAGATTGGTAAGACAAGAGCAACTAACATTGGACAGAATGATTTCCTCACACTAATCAAAGGTGATAGTGTAGAACAGGTTGCTACTGGCGAAAAAGTTCTTGTGGTACAAAAAGATTATACACTAACAGTCAATGAAGACTTTGCGCTGACAACATTTGGTAATACTCAGTTCTTTGCAACTGGCGATTATAAATTAACAAACCTTGGCGTTCACTATGTAACATCAAAGGGTAATATGACAATTCAGACAGCAGCGAATCAAACAGTTACTGTAACAGGAACAAAAACTGAAACGGCAGCAACATCAGCTCAAACATACACTGCTGGCGATATTGTTGTTGCTGGGATTTCCCATGTTAGCCACACACATACTGACCCAGCTGGTATTTCTGGCGCAGAAACATCTACTCCAAATTAAGAGATTGATTGAATGGCAATTTGCGATTTACAAAATCCTGATCTAAAAAAGATTACTGACAGTAAAGCGGATCTTAAATCTAAGATGACCGAGGGACTGTCAGGTCTTGGTAGTATGGAAGACATCCAAAAGAAAATGAACGAAGGATTTTCTGGATTGACTTCTGGTGCAACTGGACCAGCAACAGTTTGTAATTGTGTTGGTGGTGACCCACTTTCATTTGATGAAGAATCTTGTTTAGCAACTGGTGGTGTTTGGGAATGTAAGGAAGTAGAGAATTACAATTTACAAGAAGAACTTCTTGCCCTCAATAATGCTTCTCCTGCAAACTTTGCATCAGGCGTGCAGAGCATCAAAGAAAAGTTTGGTGGGCTAGTTCCAGATCTGAACGATAAAATCAAAACAATATCACCAGCGATGGGAGATTTCTTTGAGAATTTCCAAATGCCTCCATTACCAAAAGCAGGAGACACCGTTCTTAGCTGCAATTGCGTTGGCGGAGATCCCCTTGCTTCTACTGAAGATGAATGTTTAGATTCTGGTGGATCTTGGGTTTGTACTGAAGAAGTTCTGCAAGCAGATTTAGATGAAGGATTTGTTTCTCAAATTCAAGGTGGTATTGGTTCGCTGTCAAGTTTCTTTGGAGATTCAGCCTCTAGTGTTAGTGGCGGATTGAGTGGAGCATTTGATGGTTTAAGTGGTGCATTATCAAGCACAGAAATCCCATCATTTCCCAAGCCAGGAGAGATGACACTTATTTGTAATTGTGTTGGTGGGGTTGGCGCAGCAAGTACAGAAGATGAATGCAGAGAAGCTGGTGGTTCTTGGGTATGTGAAGTTGGTCCAGCACCAGAGATTCCAAACTTTTTTGGTGGCGATGGATTACCTAAGATCTCTAAAGAAACGATGTGTAATGCCATCGATAATGTTGAGGTTAAGGATGTTGAAGAGACAGATCCTCAAACAGGCATTGCATCAATCATAAAGAAAGCAGATGTGTTGCCAAAAGAACCATCACCACCAACTGTTGTTCCTGCTGCACCACCGCCTGCGCCAGTTACAAAAACAGAAAACAAAAAGACATTTGGTGGTGCGCAGGTTGCTGAAGCTATGACACAGAAATCATTAAAAGATACAGCAATCAAAACATCCATCAAATATGGTATTGATGAAACAAGATACGCTATTATGTATCTTTGGATTTATCGAGAGATGCTTTACAGAAAGGCAGGAAAGGGCAGTGTTGATGATTACATCACCAGTAAGTATCAGTGGCTGTGGGCAAACCCACTAACAATTGATAAGAAAGAAGCAACCATTCGTTGGAAAGAATGGCAAGTTGCCAGTGCAAAAGCAAAAAACAAAGAAGTCTCTACTACGACGATAGACCAAAAGGTTGATAAACTTTGGCCAACTTTGGTTAAAATATATTCAGAATCTGAAAGATCAATAAACAAAAGGTATGGCACAGAGTATGCTGGTGAACAAGGCTGGATTAAGTTCTTGAAAGATAGCTATGTTAAGTATAATAAGAGCACTGAAAATAAAGCAGCAACTAAGATTCAGGTTGAGGCAGAAACTCCTGCCGTGCAGACGGTAGGAAGTCAAGTTACTGCTGCACCGCCAACATTAATTCCAGATACAACCACCAAAGAAGAAATTGGCGAACAACCAGAACCACCTACTGGCGAGAAATGCGTTACTGTTGCAAGTTCTCGCAATCGGGTTTGTTTCGATCAGGCTGTATTTGAATACACCAGCGCAGGTTCTTGGAAACATGTTCCAACAGGAAATTTCTTACCTAACATTGTAAGTCAAGAACAATTAAAAGGTGTTGAACAAGCAATTAAGAGCAAAGGCACTTATGAATTCACTAGAAGTGGTCGCAGCGGAACTACAATTGAAACATTTGATGGTAGGACTTTTGAGGTAACAACAGTTCCAAGCGGAAAGGTATGTCAGAGCGGATTGGGTTCTTATAAGTCACCACAAACTGTTTGCTATGATTCAAAAGTTTGGAGTTATGATGGAAACATTGGGGTCTTTGTGTATAAAGCAACTAAAGAGTATTTCGACTTCTCAGATCAAGAGTCTTTGGATAAAGTTGAATCTGCTCTTACAGCGAATAAAGAAATTGTTTGGCGTGCATATTATGCGCCAACAGGTACTGCGAAAGAATATAGAGTGGGAACAGATGGTAGAGTGGAAACGCTTCGAATTGTTCGTCCTGGCGAATGAGTATAAATAGTTCGAAGAGCAATAAGAATATCTTTCCTTAAAGGCGACATCCTGATTATACTGACTTTGAAACAATAAGTCAAGGGATTTTTTATGAATATACATGATAGTTTGGTTAATTTGTTTGAGACTTATACTTTTGAGAGTGAAAAGTTTGAAAAAGGAAATAAGTCAGCAGGAACAAGAGCAAGAAAGGCACTAGCTGAGATCTCTAAACTGTGTAAAGACCGCAGAGCAGAGATTCAAAACTCAAAGAACGGAAACTAAATAGTACATGGCAAATATCTTCAGCGATCTAAACCTTGCGTTCACTGCACATCCAGTGACTGGTGCGGTTACACGCAAGACCGATCGTGATGCTGTTCGCCAATCCGTGAAGTCTTTGATTCTCACGAATTTTTATGAGCGTCCATTCAAACCTGACATCGGATGCTCTATTCGCAATTATTTGTTCGAGCTGTGGACACCTGCAACAAAACAGCAGATGGAAAATGCAGTTCTTGAAGTGATTAAGAACTATGAGCCAAGAGCACGAGTGCTTCGTGTGTTGGTCAGCGACAATCCAGATTTGAACTCACTGGTGGTATCAGTGGCGTTCACAGTTAGAAACGATTCAACTCCAGTTGTACTGGATGTATTACTTGAGCGAGTACGCTAATGGCAACAGCAAACACTTATCTGAGAGTTACAGAACTTGATTATGCGAATATTCGCAATAATCTAAAAACATACCTGAGCACTCAAGATCAGTTCCAGGACTATAATTTTGAAGGTTCTGTGATGGCAGTGTTGCTAGATGTTCTGGCATACAACACACACTACAATGCATATTATCTAAACATGCTCGCCAATGAGATGTTTCTAGATACTGCGCAACAGCGTGATTCCGTTGTATCTCGTTCAAAAGAATTAGGATATGTTCCAACATCTGCTATTGGTGCAAGCGCAAATGTTCAAATCACATTTACTGGTGTCACTTCTGGTACAAGCCAATTTACGATTCCAAAGAACTCAACATTCACTACCACCGTTGATGATGTGACCTATACTTATGTGACACCTGAAGCATATACGGTGATTGAGTCTAGCGGAACATATACTCGTCCAATCACGATTAGAGAAGGTGAACCACTGACGCATCGCTTCACAGTAAGCACTGCCAATCCAGTTCGTTACATCATTCCGAATATTGGCGTTGACACATCAAGCATCACAGTTCGTGTTCAAGAGTCTGTTGCTGACACAACCACGACTGAATTTACTCGTGCGACAAATATCAATCAGATCTATTCTACCTCTCCAGTGTATTTCTTGGAAGAAGCTGCAGATCAAAAGTATGAGATTATATTTGGTTCTGGTTCATTGGGTAAAGCATTGCAAAACGGCAACATTGTAATTGTTGACTATCTTGTTTGTAATGGTGATGCAACTAACGGCGCATCTTCATTCTCTATTGACACATTAAATATTGGTGTGAGTTATAGTGCGGCATCTTTGGCGTTGAACATCGCATCGCTTGGTGGCAGACCAATTGAAACCGTTGAATCAATTAAGTTTAATGCGCCACGCACCTATCAGACTCAGAACAGAGCGGTGGTTGATAATGACTATCAGCGCATTTTGTTGAATGAAAATGCAGATCTGCAGTCAGTTGTTGCGTTTGGTGGAGAGCAAGCAGATCCTCCTGTTTATGGTAAAGTGTATATTGCAGTGAAACCATATGGTGAGGAATTTGCCACAGAAAGTAGAAAAGCGCAGATTCGTGCTTCTATTATGGATAGAACACCACTTGGTATTGACCCTGTTGTTATTGATGCAGACTATACATATATCATTCCATATGTAACCACATACTTTAACAAAACCAATTCAACGGCATCTGAATCTTCTATTCGTCAGTTGGTTGTTTCCACAATTGGTTCTTGGGCAACCAGCAATCTTGAAAGATTTGGTAATCGCCTTCGCTATTCTCGTTTTGTTCGTGAGCTGGATAACATCAGTGATGTAAGTATTCTAAACAATGACGCAACACTTAGAATGCAGAAACGATTTGTTCCAAATGTAAATGCTGCAGAATTGGTTCATTTGCATTTCCACAATCCTGTCCGTCCTGGAACAGTAACATCAACGCAGTTTACATACAATGGGTTCCTTGCTTATCTCGATGATGACGAAGAAGGTAATGTGAACATCTATCGTTTTAATGCGTCCAAGCAAAAGGTGAATATCGTTGCAGGTGCTGGAACAATTAATTACACTACAGGCGAACTTGATATTGAAAACTTTGCTCCGTCAGCATACGCAGATATTGAGTTGAGGGTCACTGTTACTCCAGACCGCTTAGATATTATTCCTGTTCGTGAGCAAATTCTTTTAATGAATTCTAGCGACGCTGTTGTTACCGTTGTTCCTGAGTATAACTAATGGCAGTAACTGAAAAGATTTCAAAGCTGGTTCGCAATCAGTTTCCAGACTTCTACAAGGAAGATGGAGAAAACTTCCTTGCATTCATGGAAGCATACTATGCTTGGATGGAAGAAAGCGGGAATCTTACAGATGGGATTCGTAATCTAGAATCCTATCGTGACATCAGTACAACTACTGATGATTACATCAATTATTTTATCAATACGCTACTTCCAGGTCTACCTGTTGATGTTGCAGCAGACAAAAAGTTGCTTGCCAAATACATCAAGCAAGGTAATCTTTCTCGTGGTACACTGGCTTCATACAAGCTGCTGTTCCGTGCAATCTATAACGAAGACATCGAACTTAATTATCCTGCAGATCAAATTCTAAAAGTTTCTGATGGTGATTGGCGCATTGATCGTTATTTGGTTTCTAACTTTGACGAAAACACATATAAGTTTATTGGCAAAACTATTAAAGGAACTGAATCGCAGGCAGAAGCACTTGTAGAAGATGTTATTGCTCGTGTTATTCGTGGTCGTCATTTGATGCAGATTCTTGTTTCCAATGTAAAGGGAACATTTAATCACTTAGAACCAATTCGCCTAAAAACGGACACTCTTGGAACAGGACACACAACTGAGATTGATGCAGGCATCAATCGTGTAGAAATTATTTCTCCAGGTGGTGAATATCGTGCAGGCGATGTTATTGAAATTCAATCCGATGTGATTGGTCAATTCGCAAAGGTTGTTGTTACTAATACAGTTGATCTTGGTGGCGTTCTCACTTTTGCGATTGTAAGCGGTGGTTCTGGTTATACACCAACCAGCGAAGAAGGCGGTTCTACACTAGAATTTTTTGGTGGTGATGGAACTGAGGCTGCTTCCTTTAGCGTGTTGCGCCCAGACATTAATGACACCTTTGCAATTTCTACTTGCACAACTCTTATTCAATCAAATACAACATACGGCGCACTTGCTCCGATTGTAAATGATTCAGACGGTAAGCCAAGACAAATGGCATACATGTCAAACACCTTGCTTTCTAGTCCGACATTTGGATTTCCAGAAGATGGGCAGGTGGTCACGAAGTCAAACTTCAGAGATCATGAGTCTGCAGTAATTACAATTGCAAACACTGCTAATATCAGCACAGGTAATTCAATTTTTGCATTGTATGCAAACGGAACTCCAACTGGAGCAAACGGCACAGTGCTTTCTGTTATTGACAACACCGCAGGTGCTACTGTTCTTGAGATTGATGGATATAAGAACTTCAACAATTCTGAAATTGTTCACATGTATTTCGCCAACACTTCTGGTTCTAATGTGGGTGTTGTGTCTGCATTCAGTGGTAATACAATTTCTAAACAAGTTGTTCAGATTGGTAATGTTGCTGGACAAACGATCACTACAGGTAATGAGATCGTTGGGCTTACATCAAATTGCTATGCTGTAATCAAAAAGGTTGTTGGCGTGGCTGCTGGTGCATATGAACACACTCCTGGAAACTATAGAGATTTGGTGACAGTCGTTGTATCTGCAAACTCAACTGCGAATCTAACCTCTCAGTTCGACACTGGTCCAATCAAGGGTGTTTATCTTGAGAACGAAGCATTAAGATTTGTTGGTTCTGGTACGGTAGTTGGTAATGTTGCATTAACAACTTCCAATACAGAATATGAGCACATTTATACTGCGCTTCAAGATTCAATCGTATTTACTGCAGGAACATTTGGCACGATTGCACAGCTATCTCTAATTGATGGTGGCTCTGGTTACTCAATTGCTCCAACAGTTAGAATGACCGAACAGGATATTGGTTCTCTTGGTATTGGTGAAGCATGGTTGACGCTGCAAAGCGATGATGTAAACTGGGGAACAGGCAACTCCTCCATTACTGGGCTGGACACAAACGATCGAATTGTCCAGGCAAACACAGGGTGTTCTGGTGATGTTAAGGGTGGTTATGGTGTTTCTGTTGTTGCGACAGATGTTCTTGCTAATGGTACATATCAGATGGTTGCTCGTGTATGGCAAGATTTCTTGCAGCGTGAACCTTCTGGTAGAAACTGGGCAAACAATTCTTATGTTGATCTTAAGATTTACAACAGCTCCTACACTCCAGGCGAAGCAGATACAAGAACGCCAGTTGGGACAGGAACAGCGTTTGTAGCAAGCGTTCTTGATGGCGGTGTCCTTGGTAAGAATGCAAACATTACTGCGGGTGTTGGTGCAAACGGTACAATTTCTGCGCTGCGAGTTGTGGATTCTGGTTTCTCATATGCACACAATGAGTCAGCATTGCTTGAATCTAGCGGTCGTGCTTTAGCAACCAGTGCAAGAGTAAGAGTAAATCTTGGTGGTGTTGCAAACGCAGAAGGATATTATGCAACCGAGCGCAGCCACATTTCAACAACTCGTGGTTATATCCAAGACAGCAGATATTATCAAGAATTCTCATACGAAATCATTTCTCCAATTTCTCTTTCAAGATATAGAGATATTGCATTGCAGTTGGTGCACCCAGCAGGTCAGGCATTGTTTGGTAAATATCGTGCTCAGTCCAATGCATCATTGGATATTTCTGCAAACACATACAATACCAGAAAAGCAATTTCCAATGGTTCAATTGCAATCAACAACGGTTCGTTTGATATTGTTGGTACAGGAACATCTCTTACTTCTGAATATGCTAACAATGACACAATTATTATTGAATATGCCCACAGACAGTTCTATTCAATTCCACTAAATATAGTATCAAGTGCCACGAGCGCAAATGTTAAAATTGCTTGGGCAAATACTAATCTGTCTGGTGCGAATGCTTATTATCTTACAGGATCTTTCTAATGGCTGTTTACAAGTACGCAACTAAAGACCTCTCAATCAATGCGGCTAAGTCGTTTCTGTATAATGCTACTCATGACGAGGATAGCAGCACAGAAAAGAAATCAATGATTCTTTATGTTTGTCTTGGTCATAATAAAGAATGGCCAAACGAACCAACACCAATAACGCCACCAGATAACGAACAACATCTTTCTTACGAGCATTATCGTGAGATGATTGGATGCAGAAGAGTAACATCTTCTGATATGAGCCATGTCACTCAAAGGTATGACTGGACAAGTGGCACAGTTTATTCAATGTGGCGTGACACAGATACTGACATGTACGAAAGATCATATTATGTTCTCACAGACGAATATAATGTGTACAAATGTCTTTACAATAATAAGGGTTCAGCGTCAACTGTAAAACCATCTGGGTTCTCTACGCTTCCTTTTACAACCTCTGATGGTTATACATGGAAGTATATGTACACTGTTTCTTTGAGTGAAGCAAATAAATTTCTCACTCCATCATATATCCCAGTGAAAACAATTGAAACTGGCGATGGTTCAACAGAATCTGATCGCCAACTTGCAGTACAGAATACTGCAGTAAATGGCGCAATTCATGTTGTGGAAACTGTGCAAGTTGGTTCTGGATACCACTATATCGCCAACGGCGTTGTTGAGGCAGGTGGTAGAGACGACATTCGTCTTTCTGCTGCAGGTGATAATCCTCCATCTCCAATTGACAATTATTACAATGGTTCTAGCATCTACATTCAATCTGGCACTGGTGCTGGGCAGCTGCGCAGAATTATTGACTATGATGGATCAACGAAAACATTTACAGTTAATACTGCATTCCAAACAACTTGTAATACAGACTCTCGTGTGATTATTTCACCAAGCTGCACTATTATTGGTGATGGTCAAGGTGCTAAAGCATACACTCGAGTCAACATTTCTACTGGCGCAATTTCAAATGTTCAAGTTATTGCTGTTGGTTCTGGTTACTCTAGAGCGCAAGCACTCATTACATCAAACTCTATCCACGGTTCGGGCGCAACAGCGAATGTTGTAATTTCTCCAACTGGCGGACATGGTTCAAATCCAATTCGTGAGTTGTACGCAGATAAGATCATGATGAACATTCAGTTCAATGGTGTTGAAGGTGTATCTGCCAACGGTAATGGATATATTCCTTCTAATACAGAATTCAGAAGCATCTCATTGTTGTCCGATCCTGTCTTGAAGTGTGACTCAAATAACAATTTTATTACTGTTGAGCGTATTGCGAACACATCAAATTCTCCAGCAACTCTTAGAATGATGACTCGTTTGACAATTTCCTACAATCAGATGGATGGTTCAACTCCACAGAATCCTTTGGTTGTTGGTGACACCATTACTAATGAGCGCAATCGTCTGCGTGCAGAACTAGGAACTCTGGAATTTGTTACAGAACTTGGTCAGACTGCTCGAGAATCAGCTGCTCTAACAAACGCAGTTCTTGCAGCTAACGCAGACATTGTTTATATTCGTGAAGATGAGACAGAATCTGATCCATCCTTCTATTCAGTCTATATAAATAATGTCGAAAGCTACAGCGACTATGCTGCGTTCACCAAAGATGATGTTATTCTTAAAAGCACCAGCGATACGCAGGTTGCCACTGTAGAATCAATCAAGGGTCCAGAAGCAAATACATTCTCTGGTGAGATCTTGTATGTTGAGCACATTCAAGCAGTAACTCGTGACCCAGAGCAAACTGAAGACATTAAGATCATTCTAGATTTCTAAGGATAAGTAATGGCAATTGAAACCAATCTCAATCAAAGTCCATACTATGATGACTTTGACGAAACAAAAAACTTTCATAGAGTACTGTTTCGTCCAGGATATTCTGTACAGGCTCGTGAATTAACACAACTTCAGAGTATCCTTCAGAATCAGATTGAAAGATTTGCCAATGAAGTAATGATCGACGGCACCATCGTGACTGGTGGTGGTCTTGTAACTGACTTCACAAACTATGTTAAGCTGCGTGACAAGGACGCAAACAACCGTGTGTTGTTGCTTGGCGACTTCTTTGAGAGCGGTTCTATTGCCAATGTAACAATCACTGGCGCAACCTCTGGCATGACTGGTAAGTTGGTTGCTGCTGTTGAAGGTTCTGAAGCTGCGGCTCCAAACTATTTGACTGTCTACTGCCACTACACCAACTCTGGTTCAAATAACTCTGCGAAGGCATTTAGCGACGACGAAACGCTGATCTTCCGTCGTTCTTCGAACTCACAGTTTATCGTTGCTGCCAATACGATTACTTCTGGCGCAACTGGTCGTGCGCTTAAAGCGAACATGGACGAAGGTATCTGTTACCATAAAGGACATTTCGTTCGTATTCCAGCACAGAGTGTTATTGTTGGTAAGTACACTGTAACACCAAATGCTTATATTGGACTGACCACCACTGAATCTTTGATTGACTCCAATCAGGATTCTTCTTTGCTTGATAATGCAACTGGTGCAACCAACTATGCTGCTCCAGGTGCAAATCGTCTTAAGATTTATCCTACGCTGACTGTACAAAATTACGGTTATGCAAACACCGCATCTTACTTTACCGTAGCAGTCGTTGAGGGTGGTTCTATTGTACAGCGCAATACAGACACCATTTATTCCGATATCGGCAAATATGTTGCTGAAAGAATTTATGACGCACACGGCAACTTTGTGACGCAGCCATTTAATCTGCGTATCCGTGAGCATCTGAAGAAAACTAATTCTCTTGGTCGCTACACTGCTGCTGATGGTGGTGACGCCAATATGTTGGTCTGCGAAGTTGAGAAGGGTGCTGGTTATGTAAATGGCGACAAGATCACGCTGCAGGCATCTCGATTCCTCAATGTAGATAAGGCAACTGATTACATTGTTAAGGACGCACTGGTTGTTGGTCAAGCATTTGGCAACTATGTGAATGTGCAAGAAGCAGTTGGTGGTTGGGACTTCCAGGGTCTGCGCCAGATTACTCTACATAACGCTGCGCAGCAGGCAATCACCAATAAGAACTTTGGTGCGCAAGCTGCAGCTGGCACACAGATTGGTACTGCTCGTATTCGTGGTTTCCAGTGGGACTCTGGTACTCCAGGAACTTGGAACGGTCGCTTCCGTCTTTATATCTTTGATGTCAGCATGAATGCTGGGTATTCATTTGCTGATGTTCGTGCAATCCGTCAAGAAAACGGCACTTATGACTCAATGGCAGACATCGTTCTTGAAACAAATGGCTCTGCTAAGATTCAAGAAGCTAATCTGAATACTCTAGTATTCCCATTGGGACAGAGAGCCGCTAAGACTCTTCGTGACGCAGATAATAACAACGACAATCAGTTTGTATTCCGCACAGAGCGTGGCGCAACCTTTAATAGTGCAGGGTCAGCTACAGTAACTCTTTCTGCAAATGCTGCGCACACTGGTGGTAATGAAACACTGTATGATACAGGTTCGCCACTTACAAATGTCGATGAACGCAATGTAATTGTTGTTTCTAAGACTGCTGTTTCTACTGATCCTCATACTGGTTATGTTTCTGCGATCGCAGGCAATACCATTACAGGAACAAGCACAAACTTCACCTCAACCTATCAGGTTGGTGATTTGATCGAAATTACTGATGGTGGCAATACTTATCTTGAGCGTGTAACTGAAGTAACAGGATCAACAACTCTGAAAGTTGCTAACACTATTGCAGTGACTCGCACTGGTGCTACACTGCCTCATAAGACCACATTCCCTGTTGGTTATGTGTTTGACCTGTCAAGCAACGGTACAATTACAGCAACCTCTAGTGCGCTGACAATTAATCTTCAACAGGCAAACCTTGCTTCCTCATTCAGTGCTTCTGTTTATCTGAATGTTCTTCGTAGCAGTGCAACACAGACTGCCAAGACTGTTAATAAGAGCAAATATGTTCATATCAACACAGGCTCTCACTCTGCAAGTAAGAATGGTCCATGGGCACTTGGTGTATCCGATGCATTCAAAATTGAAGCTGTTTATAGCGGAACAAACACTTCTGTAACAAGTTCTGACACTGATGTGACAACCAACTTCGAACTTGATACTGGTATGAAGGATGCAATGTATGACACTTCATATCTCAAGCTGAAAGCAGACAGCACATTCGATGCTACCAATAAGGGTCTGCTTGTTAAGTTCTCTTATTTTGGTCGTGATCGCACGCAGGGTATCGGTTATCTTTCTGTAGATTCTTATCCACAGGATAACGCAAACACTGCAAATACAACGGCAGTAACAACTCAGGAAATTCCTTTGTTCCGCAGCCCAACCACAGATCGCACTTTCGATCTTCGTGACTGCATTGACTTCCGTCCAATTCGTGCTAACACTTGTGAACCAAAGACTACAGGTACTGCAGCGGTTGCTCCAACGAATCCAGCTGCAGGCACAACCTTTGATATCGACAGCGATGGCGCACATATGCCAACGCCAGATGAGAACTTCCAGTGCGACGGACAGTTCTACCTGCCTCGTAAGGATCGTGTTGTAATTACTAAAGGTGGTGCGTTCCAAGTAATTAAGGGTGTTCCAGACCTTTCTCCACAGACTCCAAGCACTGTTGCTGGTGCAATGACGCTCGGTGTTCTGGATATTCCTCCATATCCATCTCTTTCTCCATATGTTGGTAAGGTGTACAAGCGTGGCGACTACACTGTTAAACTGACATTAGAAAACAACCGTCGTTATACCATGGAAGATCTCCGTGGTGTTGAATCAAGAGTCAAGAATCTTGAATACTATTCAACGCTGAATCTGTTGGAAAATGCAACAAAGGGTAAGCAGGTATTCAATGACTCTGGAACAGATCGATTCAAGAATGGTTTCTTTGTTGACGACATGGGTAGCCACAAACAAAGTGACACCGCAAACCCATACTATCGTGCAGCAATTGATCGTAACCAAGGTGTGTTGCGTCCAACATTTACTCGCTCTGATGTTGCTCTTGCTAAGGATGTTTCTCTTACTTCTAGCAATGTCACCAAAACTGGCGACCTTGTAACGCTGAGTTACACTCACAATGAGTTTATTACTCAGCCATATGCATCTAAGATGCGTAATCCAGTTCAGGAGTTGATGTTCAACTGGCGTGGTCAGGTTACTCTTGATCCACCTGCCGACAACACTCCAGACATCACTCAGCTTCCAGACATTCAGATTGACTTCAGTGGATACTATGACGCTATTGAATTGATTGCCCAAGAAACTGGATTAACAAACGGACAAATTGATTGGGGTAATTGGACCACAACGAAACAGGGTCGTGGTCGTGGTAATGCTGGTGCTGAACGAGAAAGAATTGGTGTTAAGACAACACTGGGTTCTGTAACAGAAACCATTTCTCTTGGCAACACGATTGAAAATATTTCAACTCGTGAATATATGCGTGCTCGTGAAGTTCGCTTCACTGGTGTTCGTATGAAACCAAACACTCGTGTTTATGCTTACTTCGATGAAGAAAAAGTTTCTGATTACTGCACACCAACCAATTCCAGTTTCGTAGATTCTGGTGTTGAGGGTGCGGCACTGGTAACAGATAGCACTGGCACAGTCTACGGCAAGTTCCGTATTCCAGACGACAGCAACCTAAGATTCCGTGTTGGTACGAAGCGTTTTGTTCTTCGTGACATCGCTAATCCAGCAACAGAATCTGATTTGGTAACAACATCTGCTCATGGTGAATATACCAGTAATCCTCTTGACATTACCATGCGTGGTACTGATGTCAATATGCAGATGCCACAGTTCTCTCAGGAAACTGTAATTGATCGTCAAGTTCTACATACTGTTGCTGATGGTGACCGTTCTTGGTGGGATCCAATTGCTCAGACATTTAATATCAATGTTTCTGGTTCTTCAGACGGCATCTACTGCACGAAGGTTGATCTGTATTTTGGTAAGAAAGACAGCACTTTGCCAATTACTCTGCAGATCCGTGAAGTTGTTAATGGCTTCCCAACAGAAACAATCGTTCCTTATGGGTTGAAGACACTTGCTCCTGCAAGCATCAATGTATCTGCTGATGCATCAACAGCAACTACCTTCACCTTTGACACTCCTGTATTCCTGAAGAACAATACAGATTACGCTTTGATTGTTGTTCCAGCAGGTAACAGCGATCAGTACGCAGTATGGACTGCTCAGCTGGGTGGTGACGATGTTCTTCGTCCAAACACGCTGATTAACAAGCAGACTTACTCTGGCGTTCTGTTCTCCTCGTCTAATGATAAGACTTGGAATCCAATTCAGGATGAAGATCTGAAGTTCACGCTCTATAATGCGCTCTTCACTTCTTCTACTGGTACGGTTTATGTTGAGAACAAGAATCAGGATTACTTCTCTGTTGATAACCTTGCTGGAACATTCCGTGTAGGTGAGACTCTTCGCTCTGAATGTGTTCTGACTTTCGCAAACAACGATAGCGTTCCTGTTGGCACAGTAATTCAGTCAGCTGCGGCATACAATGGTGGCAACATCACAACCTCTGGTTTTGCTAATGGTACTGTTCGCCAGATCGTAAGCGCAAATGGTGCAGGTATTGTCACAGTTAAGATTGACGCACTAGGGTCATTCCCTGTTTCTGGCAGTCTCTATCTCCCAGGAAACTCCAGCCCAGTTGGTACAACACACACATTTACTGCTAACAGTGCAACTGGTACTGTTTCCTTCTACTACAGTGTAGACGGCAAGTTGTATATCGATAGTTCTACTGGCGGATTTGCGAATGGTTATGTTCGTGGGCAGAAGTCTGGTGCTTCGGCTCGTGTTACCAGTGTTGACAATCTGGTTCTGAACACAGTTGTTCCTAAGATTCCAGAAATTAAGCACTCTAAGACTAACACTGGATGGGCAGTAAGAACAACATCAACCTCTGGTGTGATCAGCCCAACTTGGGAAACTGTAGAACTTGGTCAAGATAATAATTTCTATGATGCCGAGAAGAAACTCTACTCCAAGACTAATGAAGATTCATTGAGTGCGGTTGGTGGTTCTAAGAAGACTCTGGTGTTCAGAGGAACAATGACCACAACTGATCCTTATGTTTCTCCAGTTATTGATACAACAAGATCAAATGCGATTGTTCTTGGTAACATTATCAATAACAGCTATACAAATGAAACAGGTAACTATGGCGACGCATATGTTCGTTATATCAGCAAGAAGGTAACACTGGCTGATGGTCAAGATGCTGAAGATATGCTGGTTTATCTTGATGCGTTTAAGCCACAAGGAACTGACATCCAAGTTTATGCAAGATTGATTCATGCTGAAGATGGAGATGCGTTCTCTGATAAAGATTACACGCTTCTTCGTCAGGTAACTGCAGCTAACACTTACTCTGATGGCTTTGATGGCAGCGACATTCGTGAATTTGAATATACGATTTCTGCGAATAGCAACGGCGACAACTTCCTTGGTTCAAATGCCGATAATCAAGCGAAACTAAATACAGGAAACAACAATGTAGTTGCTTATCGTTCTGCTGATGGTTCCATCTATCATGGGTACAAAACCTTTGCAATTAAGATTGTTATGACATCCAGTGGAACAAACATCACTCCTCTGGTTGACGATTTGAGAGTAATTGCGCTGCAGAAATAATGGAAAAGCCAAGATTCGCAAAAATTGTTGACAACGAAACTCTGGTTCGTGATACGAAGACGAATGCAGTTCTAAATACAGATATGACTGCACTCGAAAAGTATAGAGCCAGAAGAGAAAAAGACAGAAAAATGGCAGAAGATGTTGAGATGTTAAAAGACAAAATGACCAACATCGAAAGTCTGCTACAACAACTCGTTAACAGAGACTGATAAATGACTGTATCAATTGCAAATACCGAACTGACCAACAGTTTTAACACATGGAGGTTGAACACCAACCACATGGCGACAGTCATCAGTAACAATGTTGTTACTGTTTCTCGAGCTGGCGACGCAAACAGAAATGCGGTTTCGGTTGGTAATGGTCATATCAAAGGCACATTTACTGCCAACGAGTTGAGAACAACCACACTGAAGTCTGGTAATACCTCTGATGCAGGTGGTTGGTTATATGTAAGATCTAACACGGTGGTTAATGCAACCTCATTTGCTGTATCTGCCAATACCACGATTTCTGGTAATGTTATCATCTCAACTTCTGGCTCACAGGTATTTGATGTTGGTGACATCAGTCGTATTCGTGTTACAGGTGGTTCTGCAGGACAATATCTAAGAAAGACTGGCACAAATAAATTTGACTTTGAGCCATTGACACTTCGTCAGATTACAAATCTTTCTTCAAATTCTGCTCACCTTGTTCTTTCTGGATCAAATGCCACATTTAGCACTACAGGTGATTCTCCGAAGTTTATTCTTGCAAATGGTAACGGCAAGAGAGTAGAGTTGTATGCTGCAAATACTGCCACTTCCGTTGATCTTCATGTAGAACTTGAAGATAACGCAGGTGATTCACGCTTTGTTCTTGTTGATAGTGCCAATACAGTTGTTGGTTATATTGATTCCGACGGTAATGCCAGATTTTACGGAACGCTGCAGGCAGATGGTGCAACAACACTCAACGGATCTGTGACTCTTGGTGATGCAGACACCGATACTATTACTGTCAAAGGCAAATTTGCAAACATCGCTGTAACTGGCGTTGCGTCGTTTAATGGTACAACCAACTTCAACGGAACCATGAATATCAATGGTAATGTGAATGTTGGGGATAATGCTGCTGATACTCTGACTGTTACTTCTACATCAAGCATGAATGGTAACACGACTATTGGCAACAGTGTTGCTGATACTCTGAATGTAAATGCAAGAGTGATGAGTAACTTTGTCGCAAATGGTTCGTATGATTTGGGAACATCTCCTCTTAGATGGAACAATATTTACGGAACTAGAGTAGACACTGCAACATTAAATGCCAGCGGTAAGAGCACAATTGCTGCGCTGCATGCTAATGGTAACATTGACACAGATGGAACATTGACCGTAGATGGCACATCTTATCTGAATGCACTTAATGCAACAACTCTGACTGCAAACGGAACTGCAACATTCAATGGGAATATGACTCTTGGTGATGCACAAACCGATGTCATCACTGTTAAGGGTAAGTTTGCCAATCAGTCCACAACAGGAACTGCATCGTTTAATGGTGATATGTATCTTGGTAACGCTTCAACGGATACCATTACGGTTAAGGGTTCGTTTGCCAATCAATACACTTCTGGCACTGCGGTATTCTCTAAGGTTGGTGTTAAAACATCAACTGTTTCAGCTGGGTACGATGTCGAAGCGGCAAGGTCTGTTAAGATTGGTAAGAATCTGACGATTGGTGGCAATACTAGCATCACTGGCATTTTGAATGTTACTGGTGGTCTTTCTATTCCAGCCAATGTTGTAATTGCCATCGCAAATGGTACATTTAACAACATTGAAGTTAGTGGTAACACAACTCTTGGTAGCGATTCTTCTGATAGTTTGGTTCTGAATGCTGTTCTTGATTCTTCTGTAACTCCAAGAACTGGTGGCAGACATACTCTTGGTGGCACTAGCAATCGCTGGCATTATCTGTATGCAAACAACATCAGTGTTACTCAAAGTCTTGGCGTAACAAAAAATGCCACGATCAGCGGCAACACTACGATTTCTAAGAAAGCAACAATTAATGAGTTGGCAGTTACTAACAATGTGACCATTAGTGGTAATCTGACAGTATCTGGTACAACCACAACTGTCAATACAGAAACCATTAATCTTGCTGATAATATCATTGCTCTGAACAGCAATCATAGTGGTGCACCAACGCAAAATGCAGGATTCAATGTTAATCGTGGCACTTCTGCAAATGTTGCTTTGATTTGGAACGAAACAACTGATCGTTGGCAAGCAACGGTTACATCTGATCAAAATGCAACCACCTTTGATAATGTTCTGACTGCAAATGCACACTCCATCTCTGACCGCACCACGATCACTTCTGTTGATGCAACAAATGACTTTTTGTTGATCTACGATGCAACTGATACGAAGCTGAAGAAAGTTAACATCACCAATTCTGCTCTTGTTGGTCCAACAGGTGCCAAGGGGCAGAAAGGCGAAGTTGGTTCGAAGGGTCAAAAAGGCGAAGTTGGTGTCACAGGACCAACTGGTCCAACAGGTCCAGCAGGTGCCAAGGGTCAGAAAGGTGAGGCTGGTGCTAAGGGTCAAAAGGGTGCTACAGGTGCAACAGGTCCAACTGGACCAGCTGGTTCGAAAGGACAGAAGGGCGAAGTGGGAGCCACTGGTCCAACAGGTCCAACTGGTCCAGCAGGTGCTAAGGGGCAGAAGGGTACAACAGGTTCCACTGGTCCGACAGGTCCGACAGGTCCAACTGGTCCTGCAGGTGCTAAGGGTCAAAAGGGTGCTACAGGAGCCGCAGGTCCGACAGGTCCAACTGGTCCAACAGGTCCAACAGGTCCAGCAGGTGCCAAGGGTCAGAAAGGTGAGGCTGGCGGTTTCACAACTGGTTCCGATGCTCAAGTCAACTCACTTGGTGTGAATACTGCTGCTTCTGGTACTGCTGGTGAGATCAGAGCCACAAACAATATTACTGCATACTATTCTGATGAACGACTCAAGAACTTTGAAAGTAACATCAGCAATGCACTCTCTATTGTTAGGTCTTTGAATGGGTACTATTTCTATGGAAACGATGTTGCTGCGAAACTGGGGTATGACACAGAGAAGCGTCAGGTTGGTGTAAATGCTCAAGAAGTTGAGCGTGTTTTGCCAGAACTTGTTACTGAAGCACCAATCGATCCAGAGTATTTGACCGTGTATTATGAGAAACTTGTTCCAGTATTGATTGAAGCCATTAAGGAACTTGCCGACAAGGTTGACGCACTTAATAAATAGGTGAGGGGGAACACCAAATGGCTGCAAAGGCAAACATAATTATTGATCAAGGAACAGACTTTTCTACTACATTGACGGTCACAGCAGATGACGGCACTGTTACAGACCTGACTGGTTATACTGCAAACGGTCATATCCGCAAGCACTACACATCAGCCACAGCAACTGTTTTTACTTGCACATTTGGCTCCCCAAGAACAGCTGGACAGTTGACAATCTCACTAGGCAGAAATATTACTTCAAATATGGATGCTGGTCGTTATGTTTATGATGTTGAATTGACTTCTGCTGCAAATACTCGCAGCAGACTCGTTGAAGGAGTTGTTACTATCAGCCCAGAAGTCACTAAGGCATAGGGGAAACGATAATGGCTCTGAAAGTAAAATTCAGCCAAGCAACACCAGTCTTAACAATCAAGAGTAGTGCAGCTGCAACTTCTCTTGGCACACTGGCAGATATTGATAACAACACTGCAGATGCTGGTGAATCTGGTGCAACTCTTGTGTACGATTCAACCTCTGGAACATACAAGAACGAAAAAGTTTTTGAGTATGATGGTACTACTGTGACCATGAAAGGCGGAGAGTTCTAGTGGCAAATAATGTTGTAATTGCGATCAAAACATCGCAAAGTACTGCTACGCCACCATCTCTTGCGAATGGCGAGCTTGCGTATTCTTATTCTTCCAATAAATTATTTATTGGTCAAACAGATACTTCTGCATCAGCAGTGTCCGTTGAATACATTGGTGGCAAACTGCTTGTTGATAAGGTTGCCAATCTTGAAAGCGTTGTGTTCAGTGGAAGCAGATCTTATACAAACTTTACAATTGCAAACACACTTACGATTTCTTCAGTTTCTGCTGGCAGTCTGCTGCGAACAAAAACAGGTGGTGCTGTTGAAGGTGTGTCAGGAACATATGGGCAAGTGATGCAAGTGGCAGCAAATGGAATGCCATATTTTGACAGTTTGAATGGTGGAACATTTTAGGCATGAGTGACTATCTAGATCATGAAATTACAACTGTAGGAGTAGAAAGGCAACTGGTCGAACTAAACAAAACGATCGTTGCTTTGCGTGGACAAATTGCAGAACTTGAAAACGAATTGAGCGCAAGAGATAAAATTCCTGTGCCAAGAAGTGTTGTGCAACAAATTATGGAAATGGAAGCAATAATTCGCAGGCAACATGCCGATCTAGAATACTATAAGAAGTATGTGCCAGTTCAAGTTATTATAAATAAAGAAAACAAAGAAAAGCCCACGAGAAAAGGTGGGATTCCAAGATAATAATTAAGGAGCGTCCGAAATGGCATCTATCATTAAACTAAAGCGCAGTTCTACCGCTAGTGCTGTTCCTGGAAGTCTTGAAGTTGGCGAAATTGCGGTCAACCTATTTGACAGAAAGCTGTATGTAGGTAACAGTTCTGGTGTAACTGCAATTGGTGGTGAAGATTTCCGTCTTACCACACAGACTGCTGGCGAAGGCGCATACCTCAAGCTGAATGGCGACAGCGTACTTTCGACCAATACCGTTCTGGTTCGTGGTGGTACTGGCGTTTCTGTTGCTCTTGACGGCAATGGTTCAATTTCCGTCACCTCTACTCTCGGTGGCGACATTGCTGATCGTTTGCAAGTTGCTAATGCTGCTGCAACCTATCAAACAATCGCAATTGAACGAGCAGCACTTGCTAATACAAATAGCAGAATTGATCTTGTTAATAGCAATCTTACAGGAACAAATACTGCAATTCGTGCACTGGTTTCGGATAGACTTCAAGTTGCTAATGCTGCTGCAACCTATGCAACTATCAGCACTGTAAACAGTAACCTTGCAAACACTAATGCTCGTATTGCTGCAGCAGAAACAAATATTTCACAGAAACTTGGTGCAACCGCTAGTGTTACTCTTACAGGTGATGTTACTGGTACTGCTTCCTTCTCAGGAAACAGCGTATCAATCTCAACCACTTACAACAACGATGTTGTTCTTGGCACCGACACTTCTGGTAACTATGTTGCTGGCATTTCTGGTACAACAAACGAAATCACTGTATCTGGTTCTGGTTCTGAGAGTGCTACAGTAACCATCGGTCTGCCAGACAATGTAACTGTTGGAAACAACCTGACTGTTTCTGGTAACACTGCTGTTGCTGGTAACATGACCATCGATGGTAATCTGACCGTTGAAGGTGGCGTAACTTATATCTCTTCATCGACTGTAAATGTTGATGATACCATGCTCAAACTCTCTGCGAACAACGCAGCAGATACTGTTGACCATGGTGTGTACGCTAAGTATGTTGAATCTGCAACTACCAAGTATGCTGGTTACTTCCGTGACTCATCAGACTCTAGTGTCTTCAAATTCTATAAGGGTCTTCAGGATGAACCAACCACTACTGTAAACACAGGTGGCACTGGTTATGCACTGGCACAAGTTGATGCCGTCATCGATGGAGGGCAGTACTAGGAATTGTTTCTAGAGGGAGATTTAAATCTCCCTCTAGAATAACCTTCTGGTATGTTATCAGGATAGACTTGTCTATTCTTCTTTCCATTATTTACCCAAACTCTACCTTTTATTGCATCAGATTTCTTCTTTTTACACTCTTCGGTCAGCGGAATTCCTTTGTTCCATGCTGGCTGACCCTTAGAAGATTCGGACATTTTTCTTCTCGCTTCTTTTGTGTGCTTCTTTCCTTTTCTCGGAGAAGGCAATCCTTTATGTGATTCGGATAAAACTTTTATTTGATCCGCAGTATAACACCCACTAACTCCTTTGTTCCATGGAACATTCCCTGGCTTAAATTCTGTTTTTGGTGAATGTCTTAGACCTTTGATTCCCTTATTCCATGCAGGTAATTTTTCGATCTCTGTTTTAGATTTTATATGAGAAATTTGTTCTTGTAAGTATTGATCAGAAAGATATTTTGTTTTGATCATGTCTATTTGCAAAATTCTTGACATTGATTTCGCAAAATTGTATGTATAAATAATCATGCTGATGCTCCTGTTTAGCGTTAGAGTGTATGAGGACGGCAATCCTGCGATACACAATTATTTATAAAGTTCGTATTTTGTATAAATAAGACAAAGAAGTAGCGAAAGGGGAGTTGCTTCGGCACTCCCCTTTTTGTTTTACGAATGCTTACATAAGCACTGAACAACAAGGGTCATAGATATGGCGTCGGTCGTAAAGATCAAGCGTTCCTCAGTTGCGGGGAAGGCTCCTACAACTGGTGATATTCAATCAGGCGAACTTGCCCTCAATATCAACGATGGCAAACTCTTTTCGACTGACGGCATCCGAGTCTTTGAAGTCGGTGCAAATCTTCACTCTCTTTCTGTTGGTACTGGGGGATTGACTCTCGGTAATAATGCATTCAGCCTTCCAACTTCAGATGGTCAAGCAGGATATGTTCTCAAGACAGACGGAAACGGTAATGTCAGCTGGGGATCAACTGCAGCTGGTGCAGGCACATTTCCTTTTTTTAAGTCCGATGGTTCTTCAGATGGCATCGCTGTGTCTGGCGGAACATTCCCATTCTATAATAAAGACGGCAACTTAGATACAATTGCAGTAGCGTAAGGATAAACAATGGCAAATACAGTAGTCATCCCAGTCAAGGCGATCTATACAGGCAGTGATGTTACGGCACTTGGTGAATTCCGTCCAGGTGATAAGATCGATTCACTCTATGTGAGCGGTAATACACAATATCTGCAAGTTGCTAATGCTGTTTCTAATTTCGCAACAATCACATATGTTGATGACCGTATTCAAGTTGCCAACGCAACACTGCTGATCAATGATCGCTTACAAGTTGCTAATGCAACTTCTTTGCTTGCAACTAAACTTTCTTCTGTTGCCAGCATTACTCTTGCTGGTGATGCTACTGGCTCCGCTTCATTCAGTGGCGATGCGATGACGCTAACCGTTGCTGTTGCAGATGATAGTCATAATCATGACAGCCGTTATTATACAGAGGGTGAAATCGACGATCTTCTTGACACGAAGGCATCAAACTCTGTGTTTCAATCTGCATTGGCTAACACAAACGCATACATTGCATCAGTAAGTGCAACCGAACGCTCTGCTTTAGCTAACACAAACGCAAGAATTGCTTCTGTTGAGTCTGATGTTAGCACTAATGCTGTCACTGAACTCTCACACCTTGCCAATACCAATGCATATATCGCAACAAAGCTGAACTCATCTACTTTCAATAGTGCTTTGGCTAACACCAATGCATATATTGGTAGTGTTTCTGCTACAGAAAGATCAGCTCTTGCGAACACAAATGCTTATATTGCAGATGTAGATGCTTCTAGAGCATCAAACCTCGCTAACACAAATGCTTATATTGCTTCAGTAAGTGCAACTGAAAGATCTTCTCTGGCTAATACAAACGCATACATTGCCGCACAAGCTGGCAGGATTGATCTTGTTAACACCAATTTAACTTCCACAAATACTGCAATTCGTGCATTGATTAGTTCTAATGACAGTGACATCAGTAATTTGCAGACCGTAGATGGCAACTTGTGGAGCGCAATCACATCAACCAATACAGCGATTAGAGCACTAACAACTGCCAATGCAAACGAAATTGGAGATGTTTGGTCTGGACTGATCGCCACAAATACTGCGATTCGTTCATTGATATCATCCAATGACGCAGACATCTCAAATCTTCAATCTGAAGATACTGCGCTTTGGTCTGCGATCGCATCAACAAATACTGCTGTTCGTGCTTATACAGACGCAGCAGTCTCAAATCTTGTTGATTCAGCTCCAGCAACTCTAGACACTCTGAATGAACTTGCTGCCGCTCTTGGCGACAATCCAAACTTCGCAACAACTCTGACTACAAACCTTGGTCAGCGTCTTGGTGCTTCAGCTTCAATCACTTTGACTGGAGATGTAACAGGGTCTGGGTCATTTAGTGCTAATGCCGTTTCTATCACAACTACTGTTGCTGATGACAGCCACAACCATATTATTTCAAATGTAGATGGCTTACAAACGGCGTTGGATGCTAAAGCTGATGATGCTACTACTATTACTGCTGGTACTGGTCTGAGTGGTGGCGGATCTCTTGCATCATCTAGAACAATTAATCTAGATGCAAATGATTTGACTGCATGCACATCTATTCTTTCCACAGATACAATCATTGTATATGATGCTTCTGTTGGGGCAACAGTTAAGGCAACAATTGCTGATGCTGCTCTTGTTGGACCAACTGGTGCTAAGGGGCAGAAAGGCGAAGTGGGAGCCAAGGGTGACACTGGTGCTAAGGGGCAGAAAGGCGAAGTGGGAGCCAAGGGTGACACTGGTGCTAAAGGTCAAAAGGGTACGACAGGTGCTACTGGACCGACTGGTCCAACTGGTCCAGCAGGTGCTAAGGGTCAAAAGGGCGAAGTGGGAGCCACTGGACCGACTGGTCCAACTGGTCCTGCAGGTGCTAAGGGTCAAAAGGGCGAAGTGGGAGCCACTGGTCCAACAGGTGCTAAGGGTCAAAAGGGCGAAGTGGGAGCCACTGGTCCAACAGGTGCTACTGGTCCTGCAGGTGCTAAGGGTCAGAAGGGTGCAACTGGCGCAACTGGTCCTGCAGGTGCTAAGGGTACAACAGGTTCCACTGGTCCAACTGGTCCTGCAGGTGCTAAGGGTCAGAAGGGTGCAACTGGCGCTACTGGTCCAGCAGGTGCTAAGGGTGCAACAGGTTCCACTGGTCCAGCAGGTGCTAAGGGTGCAACAGGTTCCACTGGTCCAACTGGTCCAACTGGCGGCGCTGGTCCGACAGGTCCTGCGGGTGCTAAGGGTCAAAAGGGTGCAACAGGTTCCACTGGTCCAACTGGTCCAACTGGTCCAGCAGGTGCTAAGGGTGCAACAGGTTCCACTGGTCCAACTGGTCCTGCAGGTGCTAAGGGTGCAACAGGTTCCACTGGTCCAACAGGTCCAGCAGGTGCCAAGGGTCAGAAGGGTGCAGCTGGTGGTTTCACGACAGGTTCTAACGCACAGGTCAACTCGCTTGGCGTAAATACCGCAGCTTCTGGTACTGCTGGCGAAATTCGTGCAACGAATAACATCACTGCATACTATTCTGACGAACGACTCAAGAACTTTGTTAGCAACATCGACAATCCAATTGAGAAGTTGATGAGCATTGGTGGGTATTACTTCTATGGCAACGAAACTGCAGCATCACTTGGATACGATACTGAGAAACGCCAGATTGGTGTGAACGCACAGGAAATCGAAAGAATTCTTCCTGAAGCAGTTGCTCCTGCGCCTATTGACGAACAGTACTTAACAGTGTATTATGATAAGTTGGTCGCATTCTTAATTGAAGCAATGAAGGCACAGCAGCTTGAAATTGAGGGGATTAAGAAAAAACTGGGGTAAGGTGTAAAACTATATTATGAATGACAATATTTGGCAAATGTGGTGTGGAGAACTGGATGGTGATACGATTGATAAGATCGTAACAGAATGCGAGTATTACAATCCAGTCTCCGCAAATCTTGGGTTTGATGGTGATGTGAACAACGATGGTTATCGAAGTTCCGAATTGCGATGGATTAACAAACGAGATCCCAACAGCAAGTTTATTGCTGATCTGCTCTGGTACTATGGACAGGAAGCAAATCGTTATTCCTTTGGTTTCACTGTTGACTATATTGACGAAATACAATATACTACTTACTATGGATCGAACAATGACCATTACGAGTGGCACCATGATACCTTCTGGGGCAATCCAACTACATATGATAGAAAGATCAGTGTCGTAATTCAACTCAGTGATCCAAATGATTATGAGGGTGGTGTCTTCGAACTTGACGCACAGTATCGTCAACCAGATCCCAATCAACTTAGAACGAAAGGAAGCATTATCTGTTTTCCTTCGTTCATTCGACACCGTGTGACACCAGTGACCAGTGGCGTGAGAAAATCTCTTGTAACATGGATTCAAGGACCAAAATTTAGATGAAAAAGATTGTTATAAACCTGAAAAGGCGTGAAGATCGTAAGAAGCAGTTCCTTGAAAAGAATTCATTCTTGTCCGATGTGCAGTGGTTGGAAGCATTTGATGCTAGTGATCTAACACACGAGAAACTTCTCAAGAAAGGTATGGACACCAATCGCTTGTGGCGTGATCCATATAAGAATCGCAAGATCACAAGAGGTGAGATTGGTTGCTTTATCTCTCATGCTACGGCATGGCAGTATTGTATGCAGATCAACGAGCCAATCATGGTGTTTGAAGATGATGCCATTGTCAATCAAGAATTGTTTGATGAAGGTTTTTACACCTCGCTTGCAGACACATTCAACTTCGTTTATCTTGCTCACAGCGAGAACGAACCAGACAAAGCAATAAATATTACTGGCAATCTTATAGAGCCAGGATATGCATACAATCTGCATGCGTATATTGTTACGCCTGCTGCGGCAAAGATTCTGCTTTCTACTCCAATTCTAAAGAACATTATTCCTGTTGATGATTATGTTGCAGTGATGAAATCTGCACTGAAGATGATTGCGCTCAAGACTGATGCAGCAAGTCAATCTGCAAGGGATCAGTCTGGCACGGATGTGGAACCAGTCTCAGAAGAGGATTGGTTCGTTGATTTTAAAGTGCATCCGATTACTGTTGGAACAGATCGTAAGAGATGTGTGTCATTAATGGACAGCGCAATGCTCAAGAAGATCTATCCAAAGAATCTTGGTCGCAATGTAGACTGGTTTCAAGACATGTCGGGAACTGGTGGTGGAATGAAACTGAATCTTATGCAAGAATATTTGAAGACGCTACCAGATCATGATGTGGTGTTGTTCACTGATGCCTATGATGTATTTTTTGCAGATGATTTGAAAACAATCACAGAACGCTATCTTGGATTCCAAACCAAAGTTCTATTCTCTGCAGAAAGATACTGTTGGCCAGATGAAAGTCTTGCGCCAGAATTTCCAGAATCAGAAACACCATATCGGTATCTGAACAGTGGAACATATATCGGCAGAGTTGACGAGTTGAGAAAGATTTTTGCTGATGAGATTGATGCAAGAGGTGATGATCAATATTATTGCCACAAACAGTTTCTTAGCGGTAAGTTTGACATCAAGTTGGACTACGAAGGATATATCTTCATCACTCACGAGCCACAGGTGTCGAGAAACGGCACTCAGCTGTTCAATCCTGTAACGAATACCTTTGGATGTATCTATCACGGAAACGGTGGAGAGGAGGCGAAGAGGAAGTTCGATGCCCTATATCGCATGTTCTACCCTAAGTTCCCAACACTATACATTCCAACTCATGGCAAGTTTGACATCATCGACAAAGATATGCTGGTTGTTGATTTCATGACACAGAGCCAGTGTGAAGACCTTATAAATATTGCAGATAAGCATGGTAATTGGCAAAGTCTGCAATATGACAAGTTCCCAGCATATGAGATTCGAATGAAAGCATTGGGTCTTTGGGAAGAATTAGAAAAGCACTGGCAGAAACATCTATATCCAATCATTGAAGAGTATTGGCATCCAATTGAGATGTACGGTATGAGAGATGCATTTGTAATGAGATATTCAGTTGACACTCAAACTTGTTTACCCTATCACCATGACGCAAGTTTAGTCACAGGATCTGTAAAACTCAATGATGACTATGATGGTGCAAACCTTGTATTCCGCAGACAGAATGTAAGCAATTCCGACATCGCTGTTGGTAGAGCGGTTCTGTTTCCTGGACAAGTGACTCATGGACACGAATGTAATGAGTTGTTGTCTGGTGTAAAATACAGTTTGACCATGTGGAGTTCTCGTTATCCTGGAGACATTGGTGGATAAATATTATAAATAGAAGAAAATAATTCCTCCAATCAAAGGAAAAGATATGGCAATCGAATACAAATGGGAAATCCTTTCTCTCTACACTGCTCCCAGCGAAGATGGTCTTAGCAATGTTGTTAAGAAAATCAACTGGCGTTTTCAGGCAACTGATGGGCAGCATTATGGTGATTCATATGAGGTGACTGAACTCTCTGCTCCTTCAGCGGATGGTTACATTGCATATGACGATTTGACCGAAGAAACTATTGTTGGTTGGATCAAAGCCAATAGAGATTATGATGATCTTGTTGCATTAGTTAATCAAAGATTGCAATCCAATAAAACACCATCCATTGTGGAAAAGAATCCACCATGGGAATACCCAATTCAGGTTGATGGAACAGAAGAATATCTGGTTGTAATTGATGACCAACCAAACGATCTTGATAAAATTTGGGGACCATTGCTTTGGGACTCATTTAAAATCAATAAAGGTTTGGTTGAAAGAGGGATTGAAGATGTTTCTGTTCCAGACGATATGACTGTGTTCAGAAAGGGATTATTTCCTGTAGACGAACCACTTGTGTTAAACGATCGTGCAAAGATCTATCGTGTAGGGTATTCTGCACAACCAGAATATGATGAAAAGTATCAAACCAAATCAAATTTGTCTTGGGTGACAGATACTGGTCGTGCTGTCGGAACTTATTTTCTTTCTGATAAAACGGTTGACGAAATAAAAACCTCGTTTAAAGAAATTGCACAGCAAGAAAGAAACAGAAAGATGTTTGCTGGAACAGAAATGGAATTGAATGGCGAAACCGTTTCAACTTATACTGATTCTGGAACTTATTTGTTAGCATTGAACAAAGCAAATTCAATGTCAGATTCTGACACTGTGAAATGGAAGCTGGTGAATTCTTGGATTGTTGCAAGTAAAGAAGATTTGGTTGCGATTGCAAATTTTATTGATTCTAAGATGCAGGAATATTATGACGAAGAATATGCATATGTTCAACAAATTGATGCATGCACTACGGTGGAAGAACTAAAAACATTGTATAACTCAGTAATGGGAGAATAACAATGGCACTTTGCGCTTCTGGAGCAATGTCACTTGGTGGAGCAACCACTGGGAGAAGTGTTAATCTAGAACTTGGATGTTCTGCAACAGCATCAATTAATATGAACAGAGCAGATGTTCGTTCTCTAGCAGAAAAAGCGTCTGGTTGCATTCGCATGTCGGATTTCTATGGAAAAAGTTCCGGACCTGTGACGCCAACAACACTTGGCACATATTATGCTGATCATGGGGGATATTACACAGGAACACAATCTGGATATTATTTGTTTGCTTCGATAGTGACTGCATCGGGATGTAAATGGAAAACCACACAATCACTTTCTAGTGGAACAACATCAACTACAAATGGGTATAGCAACACCTATGCACAAAAGAACGCAACACATCCATTATTCAATTATGTTGGCAGCTTAACAACGGCAGGGTTTTCAGATTGGTATATTGGGGCGACGTGCGAACTTCAGCAACAATATACTAACAAATCATGTGGAAGTCAAGGCTATTCTGGCTGCCTCCATTGGGCTTCGACTGAGCAGAATGCGCTGTTCGCATATGGTATCATCTTCAGCAACGGTAACTTGCTCTCCGACGTCGCCAAGTGTCTCGGCATCTACTGTGGTCGTCCTATCAGGCGATCACCCATTTAACTATTTTTCTATTTAAAATATGGCACTCTACACAACACTGCCTCTATATAAAGTAACATATGAATTGCTTAAATTGACTACAAATGTTGTTAAGCATTTTCCCAGAGATTTTAAATATTCTCTCGGTGACAAATTAAGAAACGAAATAATTGAATTGGTAGTCAAAATATCTAAAACTTAGATCTTCAATAAATAGCTATTTTGGGTTGATTAAACACGCAAACACTTTCAACCAAAAAAATAAATTTGTGAAAACAAACCCCAAGTTAAAATTTGATCGTAAAATTAGCAAAGTTATATTATAAGGAATCTATATTATGAACATTATATCTGCATTCACCACTCCAATTTGGGAATCAACGCATTCAGATTTTTCTGAACACCAACAAAATTTTATTGACTGTGTAAAAACTGCAGAAACAAATAATCCAAATCCAGAACAAAAGTTTTTTCACAATGGATACCAGTCTCCAAGAAATATTCTGCAACATCAAGAGCCGTTGTTTCCTCTTTTTGACTATGCAATCCAAACAGCAGAAAAAGCAACAATCGATCTTTCGTTTGTTCCCTCTCGCTGCTTTATCTCAAGTGCATGGGTAAATATCGCAAAATCTAAATCTGCTGTTTTGTTCAATACAACACAAAGAGATACATTTACAGGATTGGTGTTTTTGAAAGCGCCACCAGAAAGCGGAAAGTTGTTTATCTCTAATCCTGGAACCAATACCTCCTGGCAAGGAAATGCGCTGATTGAATACAAGAACAAATTTAACAGCGAAAAGATGCACATCCAACCAGCAGAAGGTCAGCTATTTGTATTTCCTTCTTATCTTTCTTATGGAATTGAACCAAACAACCATGATGAAGAAACAATCTGCGTTGTGATGTCTATTATTGCTATTCCAGAAGAAGCATGGAATGAACAACAAAATTCCTAAGATTATTCATCATATTGCACCAAAAGACAAAGAAAGCTGGCATCCAATCTGGGAACAATGCTATCCTTCTTGGAAACAACAATTTCCAGAATTTGAGCATAAGCTATGGAATGATGAGGAAGATATAGATTCTTTGGTAAGAGAGCACTATCCAGAATACTGGAAATTCTACTCTTCTTTTCCTGTGCACATCATGAAAATTGATTTTGCAAGATTTTGCATATTGCATAAGTATGGTGGAATCTATGTAGACATGGATGTCTTTTGTTATAAGAACTTTTATGGTGAATTAACACAAGATTTTCATATTGTTCAGGCACCATACGGCGAAAAATGGATGAATGGCGAATTACAGGTAGAGAATTGTTTGATGTGCTCAACAAAGAATAATGAATTTGTTTCTAGATTGATCAATGAATGCGAACCAAATTACAATGCCAAGGTGAAACCGAAATTCAACAAAAAAAGAATGGGCGATAATGTCACATCACACTTGATCGGAATCACTGCTGGTCCAAATTATGTTTCTCAGAAAATGGAAAAATATAATCTAGGGGGAAAAAATATTCTTCCAGGAAAGTTATTCAATAACCATGGGCTATCGTATAATCCCGAATATAGAACCAAACATTTGCTCACTGGAATGTGGGGAAAAGAAGTTTTGCTTGGAACTAAAGAAAATATGATGAAAAAGAGTATTGAAGAATACTCAAAGTATGCAAATTTAAACGGAGAATTTGATCTGTTCAAAGATTATACTGATGGCAATTATATTAAATGATGAAAATCCCAGTCTATATCTTTTCTTACAACCGTTTGCAGTATCTAAAAAATGCAATCAATTCTGTTGAGAAATTTTATCCATACAGCACAATCTACATTGTTGATGACGGAAGTGATGATGCTGATATGTTGGAATTTATACAACAAAACACAACAATGTACAATTTTATTTTTCCAAATAGTAGTGTTTGCGGCGATCGGGGGGGATTATACGCCAACTTAAATTATTGTGTTCATCATGCCCAACAGCATGAATATGAACATGTATTGTTTATGTTCGATGATATTCAAATAGTGAGAAAGGTGAACGAAACAGAGTTAATCAACGACATTAATTTTCTATTCGAAAATCCAAAAAAAATGTATAATATAGTTCCAGCTTTTTTCCCAATAACAGAAAAATATATTGGAATTGATGCTGCACTAGATGTTTGCGATAATTACTATGTTTTGAGAGATGGATTCGATATCCCAACACAAAGATTCAATGAGCCTGGGGTCTATTCCATTAAAAACTTCATTTCTCTAATGGAAACATTTGAGAATTCGGAAAGGCAAAATCAGAAAAAGTGTAAAGAGAGAAATTTGTTTTCCCCACATTCTTGCTTTCCCATTGGTTCGAGGCTTCCGTTCCAAGAGTATACAAGAAGGGGGAGAGACATAAAAGCAATCACATTTCTAAACAAAGTTTCGCAAAGAGGATTTTATCCATTTGAGGATATGCCATCCACTATCATTGACATGTTGTTTAATAGAACAAAAGATAAATTGGCATATGCAGAAAAATGGCTTCGTGCACCAGGTGTACCACAAACCATATGGAGTTTTTGGGGTGAAAGTTTTGGTGTAGAACTACTTGGTGGAGATGATGAAAAAGAACTTGCCGAAAAGTTATTTTGGATAGAAAATAATGTTGAAGACCATTCAACGGCAGATAAAATGATAATTGATTTGTGTGAGACATACCTTGAAGACAAAAAAAATTCACTCTACATCTATAATTGAAGACAGCGTTGTTTTAGGATGCAATGTAGAAGTTGGTCCGTATACTGTCATCGAAGGCAATACCACGATTGGAGATGGAACAAAAATTGGTCCATTTTGTCATCTGGGTGGAATGCCACAAGATCCAAATTACTCTGGAGAAAAAACAACGCTAGTAATCGGCAAAAATTGTAGATTATCTAACTATGTTATGATTGACTCTGGGTCAAAAAATGGTGGGACACAAATTGGAGACAACTGCTTCTTTATGACTCATAGTGGAATTGCGCATGATACTAAAATTGGAAACAACTGCACATTTTCAGTAAACGCTGGGACAGTTGGAGAGTGTATTGTAGAAGAAGGTGCTTTTTTTGGAATAGGTGCAAAAATTCATCAACAAGTTAGAATTGGTAGAATTAGCATTTTAGGTGGTAACAGTTTTGTCGCTAGAGATGTGTTGCCATATTCAATGATTGAACACGGTAAGATGAGAGGTGTAAATTTAGTTGGATTGAAACGAAACGGATTTACAACAAAACAAATAAAGGTTCTAATACATCTATACAAGATTCTTTTGGAAAAACAAATGACCTTTGATTCCTGGAAAAAAATGTTACCCGAACACTTGCCAAAAGAGGAAATTGGTCATATAATTAAATTTATTGACAAAGAGTCAGCCAGACATTATACTTTATAAGATGGAAATTGTTTTTTTATTCGGTTTTCTGTATGCTTGGGCAACAATGTTTGCCTACGGAATCTACATTCATCGATCTTTGTGTCACAATTATGTGACATTTCATCCATTAGTAGCTAGATGGTTTGAGTTTATTTTATGGGTGTTGCACACAATCCCAGAAGTCAGAGTTTTGATGCGCCACAAAGAACACCACATGTTTTCTGATACAGAAAAAGATCCACACAGCCCATGGACCAAAGGGATGGCTAATCTTCTTTTATTCTGGCCAAGCAAAAAATTCATCTCAATCATCAAAGGGATGGTTTTTTCGCCTCTGTCAAAATACGATACAGAAAACATACCAAAACAATATGAAAGATATGCATCCTCGTTTATGTACCGATATCCACATATTGGGCAAATATTATTTCTGTTGTCCAATATGATTTTTTTCGGTATAATAGAAGGAATGATTGTTTTTATCTTGTCTTTGTTTGCGGCAATGTTATACACCTACACTGTTGGGCAAGGACTTGTACATATTGTTGGATACAGAAATTTCAACTTGAAAGATAAAAGCAGAAATATTTTTCCTATTGGATTGCTGCTGGTGGGAGAAGAGTTGCACAACAATCATCATAAATTTGCCAATAGGTTAAATTATAAGCAAAAGTGGTACGAGGTTGACTTTGGTTATCTTTTTATCAAATTACTTGAAAACATTAAATTATGTAGAATAGAGGTCTCTAAATGAAAGTTAGCAAAATTGATGGTCTTGGAAGGTTTGGCACATATATCGATGATGTTGACCTCAACACCATTTCTGATGATGAGTGGAACGAGATCGGCAAAATTCATCTAGAAAGTCTTGTGACTGTAATTCGTGGCAACGATTTGTCACATGAAAAATATTATGACTTGTTGATGAAGTGGGGACCAGCTCGATGGAACCGACCAATTGCTTTCTATAACAAATATGGTAAGCCATTAAAAGAATTGGTGTTGAATAAAGAGTTGGATGAAGAAGATCAAAACACCTTCGATAATGGTCGCCGTTGGCAACCAGATAAGAAGCGTCCTGGAATGATTCGTGTGACTCCAAAGAAAAATTCAAGAGGCGAATCTCTTGGTGCATTTGCCGATGGTGAATTGCTTTGGCACAGTAATGAATGTGGTGATACTGCATTTACTCCAGGCGTCGGTCTTATGGGATGGGAATGCATGAAGGGAACTGCAACTGGTTTCTGCACAAGTCCTGACTGGTATGAAAAACAAACTGAAGCGTTCCGCAGCGAACTTGATGAAATGATTGTGGTGCACAACTACAAACCAAATTCAGTCAGCCCGATCGTAATTGAGAGTCAAGAAAAGTTCTATCAGAACAACTTCTCACCAGAAAAGGACATGCTGGTTCCTCTTATCATTAAGAGTCCAGGTGGCGTCAAGGGTGTTCATTTTGGTATCAATACCTTTGATCGTATTGTTGGTATGAGTAAAGAAGATAGCGATAAGTTGTTTGCTAAGATTCGCAAAGAAATGATCACGCCAGAATATACATACGATCACTGGTATGAAAGTGACAAAGATATTCTTTTGTTTGATAATAGTATCACTCTGCATAATCGTTCTGTCCATGATAGTGCACCAAATCGTGTTGGGTATCGTGTACAATATGACTTCGACAAATTGACTGGCGAAACATATAATCCATTCTATCAAGAAGAATTTAATGAAGTTCGTAGGAGCAGAATCGATATTCTCAACACAGCAATGGAAGGGTTGCCGATGTGGTAATTCCATATTATGATCTGAATGCGGTACAATCAGAATACCTGCAAGAGATGCAAGATGCTGCAGCATCTGTAATCTCAAGTGGGAATTATATTTCAACCACCAACAGTTTCGAACCATTATTCGCTGAGTATGTTGGTGCGCAGTATTGTATTGGAACCAACTCTGGAACATCCTCTCTGCAGCTTGCTCTAGCCGCTCTCGGAATTGGTCTTGGTGATGAGGTCATAACCGTTGCTCATACATTCAAAGCGACTGCTGCTGCCATCATACACGCTGGAGCAACTCCAGTTTATGTTGACATTGACGATACATTCACAATGGACGCTTCAAAGATCGAAGAAGCAATCACCAAAAGAACAAAGTGTATTTTGCCAGTGCATCTGTATGGTAATGTTGCTCCGATGAAAGAGATCATGAAGATTGCAAAAGAACATAGTCTTTATGTCATTGAAGACTGCGCTCAAGCGCATGGCAGCAAACTAGACGGAAAACATGTTGGCACATTCGGTGATGTTGGTTGCTTTAGTTTCTATCCTGGAAAAGGATTGGGTGCGTGCGGCGACGCTGGGGCTGTTGTCTGTAACGATGAAGCATTGTATAATAAAATGTTTAAGATGCATTCTTATGGCGAAGGCTGCATAGGATTTAACTTCAGAATGGATGTGCTTCAAGCAGAAATTCTTAAAGTAAAATTGAAATACTTTCCAGAGATCTTAAAGAAGAAGCAGGAAATTGCTGGCGAATACAATAAACATTTTCACGATGTTTCTGTGAGAGAAGGTGTTGAGCATTCATATCACATTTACCCAATTCTTATAGATAATAGAGAAAAGTTTATTGAAGAACGCAAAAACAAACTTGAGCTGAGAATGCATTATGAAACCCCTGTGCATAAAACAAAGGGATATCAGCAACCATGTTATCTGCCAGTTACAGAACAAATATCGTCAAGGCAGGTAAGCGTTCCAATTTATCCTGGTGTAGACTATAAAAAGATTATTGAGTTATTATGAACACAACATTTATTGTTACTGGTGGTGCTGGCAGAGCGGTTTGCTCAATCCCTGCGTTTGAGAAGTACCACAGATTGAATCCAGAGGATGATTTTAGAATCGTTGTTCATGGATGGGATATGTTGTTCTGGAGCCATCCAATTCTTCAAGACCGAGTATTTAATGCTGTGCAAAAAGGATTGTTCGAAACCGTGTTCAAGAATAACAGAACTGTCATGCCTGAACCCTATCATGCGTATGAGTTTTATAATGAACAAATCAATCTGATCGAAGCATGGGATTATGCAATCAATAACACATGCGATCATTCTGATCTAAAACAAGAAGGCTATCTTTATCTTTCACGATATGAAAAAAAGCAAGCAAAGCAATTTGTAAATAATCTAAAGAAAGACAAGAATAAAAAACATTGCGTTGTCACGCAGCCGTTTGGGTCTGGAGTGGAGTTGATCGACAATATTCCGCATGACGATACAAGCAGAAGCATAGAACAACATGATTATTATGAGATTGTCAATCATCTTCATAAAAACAGTGTCGTTCTCTATTCAAGCCAAGAACAATTTAAACGGTCAGATGATAACATCACCATCTCTTTTGATGGCACTCATCCAACATTACCATACTTCAGATTATTAATGGGTCTTATTTCAGAATGCGATTATTTTATTGGTTGCGATTCTGTTGGTCAGCATATTGCAAGAGCATTTGGGAAACCAGGGATGATATTGATGGGGGCGACTGGAGACAAATGTTTTAGTTATCCTGACCATTTCAGAATATACAGAAACGGAACACCAAGATATTTTCCATGGAGACTTGCTGAACCAGATGCTATGTTTGCTGCAAGAATGAACGATGGTATGATGGAAATGACAAAAGAATCATTAGAAGAAATAAAAGCAATTATTGATGAAGATCTTGGCGAAAGAACTTCACACACATATACGCAAACATCAGAATCTGTATTTAATTATGATTAAAATTCCCATTTCAATAGGAGAACTGTTTGATAAAATCTCTATCCTTGAGATCAAAAGTGTCAGAGTTGAAGATGATCTGAAGCTGAACAACATAACAAAAGAGTTGCAAATGCTTTCTGACATCGCACCAGAATGTGATACAAAATTGTACATGAAACTCAAGTCAACAAATGAACAACTTTGGGATGTCGAAGAAAAACTGCGACAAAAAGAACGCAACAATGAGTTTGATAACGATTTCATTCAGCTTGCTCGTTCAGTCTACAAATTAAATGACCAGAGAGCAGACATAAAATACATGATCAACAGATTATACAATTCTGAATTGGTTGAAGAGAAGTCTTATGGATAATGAATTAACAATAGGATATCCGTTTGTTACGCCAATCTGGAATTGTAAATTTCCAGACTTTATCGCACACAAACAATCGTTTATAGATACTGTTCGCAAATTTAGAAATGAGAACGAAGGAATACAAAAGTCAAACATCGGTGGAGGATATCAATCACCATTTAATTTGATGCAAGAACAAACACTTTCCCCCTTGTATGACTACATATTAGACCAAAGTGTAAAGGTTTGCGAACAATTAAATATTTTTAACATCAATATTGGAATTTCTGGTTCTTGGGTAAATTTTAACGACACAAAATCTTCTTCTAATATATTACACAACCACGAAGGAATTCTTTCGGGAATATTCTATTTGAACGCACCAGAAGGGTCAGGTAATCTGATTTTACAAAATCCTGGATTAAATACATTATGGGAAGGAGTGAGATTTGTAGAATCCAGAAATGAAATGACAGGGGAACTAACTAATATTGTTCCTGTTGAGGGCGAGATTATTATTTGGCCATCTTATCTGAACCATGGCGTTCATCCAAACAACCATGACAAAGAAAGAATATCAATAGCATTTAATGTGAGTGGAGTGCCTTCTTATGAGCGATAAACTATTCTTATTTACTGGCGGATTTGATCCGCTGCATAGCGGTCATCTTGCTGTTATTAATGCATGCCAAGCAGAGGGCAGAGTAATCGTTGGTGTGAATAGCGATGCGTGGCTAATTCGTAAGAAAGGTCAGGCGTTTATGCCGATCGAAGAGCGCAAAGAGATCATGCAAAATATCAGGGGTGTTATGAAATGCATTGAATTTGATGATAGCGACGACACTGCAATCGATGCCATTCGACAAGTTCGTGACGAGTTTGGTAAATCCAATCAGATTATCTTTGTTAATGGTGGCGATAGAACTGCAGAAAATATCCCAGAAATGATATTCGATGATGTTGAATTTAGATTCGGTATTGGCGGTGAGAACAAGAAGAACAGTTCTAGTTGGATCCTTGCTGAATGGAAACACCCAACAGAACACAGAGTTTGGGGAGATTCAATGACCTATTATGAATCAACTCAATCTAAAGTCAAACGACTTGTCATTAAACCTGGAAGTGGCATTTCGATGCAATACCATAACAAACGCAGCGAATATTGGTTTATCGAAGAAGGTGAGGCGCAGATCAATGGTGAGAATTTCACCATGTACCTCAGCAAGCATGAACAATATCATGTCGACAAATGCCGTTGGCATCAACTAATTAATATTGGTTCAGAAGATCTTAAGATTATTGAAATTCAGTACGGTGAAGAGTGCGTTGAGACGGATATTGTAAGAAAATAAATAATGAATGTCAGAATTTCTTTTCTATTACTCGCTTTGGTTAGTACCGCAGGGTGTAGTGCGCTTACACCCATTACAACTCTTCTGGACATAACAGAAGCACACGAAGCAGTACAGAAAGATAAAGAACAACCAACGACAATCACCACCAGAGTAACCAAAAAGAACGGTGAGATTGTCGTTGAGTCTGACTCTGACAAGTCTATTGTTGGTGCTCCAATCATCAATCCTGATTCTAAACCCACATTCAGCACAGAAAAAGCAGTAGACTCTGTTCCAAACTGGTTAATTTTTCTCGCAGTGCTTTCAGGACTTCTTCTTTTTATAAATACGGTTAGACACCATTACAATAAAAAGAAAAATGAGGTGAAACATGATTCCAGTCGAACTAATAACCATGGGTGGTGGCGCACTTATGGGCGGCGTGTTCAAATTCATCGACAACGCTCAGAAAGCGAAAGCCGAGCAAATGAAGATGATGATGGCAGACCGTCAGCAGAAAGCGGACATCGCCAATCAGGAGAGAGAATCCGCATCCAAGTCGGCAGACGCAGCAGCGAATAGAGTAGGCAACGATCCGTTTGCTAAACTAACTCGTCGCATCTTTGTTCTCTCAATGGTTGCATTGGGTGCTTGGGCAATGGTCGGTGGTCTTACTGGTCTTGACATCATTGTTCCGATCACACAGGAAGTTGGTGGTTCTTATTTGTTTGGCATTGTTGATACAAGCAAGACTGTAACAGAATTCGTCAGACTAGAAAATGCTCTCGTAC